TAAAACACTCAATATTGCTCTTGCTGGGACTGGTGTCGGTAAGTCTCTGTTTATGTGTCATATGGCTTCTGCTGTTCTACTTCAAAATAAGAACGTATTGTACATTACTGCTGAGATGGCTGAAGAGAAGATTGCGGAACGTATTGACGCAAATCTTTTGAATGTAAATATTCAAGATCTTGCTGATCTTCCCAAACAAATGTTTGAGAGTAAAGTTAATAACGTTGCTCAGAAGACACAGGGAACTCTTATAATTAAAGAATACGCAACTGCATCAGCACATGCTGGACACTTTAGGTCACTTCTTAATGAACTTGCACTTAAGAAGTCATTTAGACCTGATATTATTTTCATTGATTACCTTAATATATGTGCTTCCGAAAGATATCGCGCTGGTAGCAATGTCAATTCATATACAGTTGTCAAAGCAATTGCTGAAGAGCTTCGAGGGTTGGCTGTCGAAGCAAACGTCCCTATCGTTTCTGCCACGCAGACCACTCGCTCTGGTTATGGCAGCAGTGATATTGAACTCACTGATACTAGTGAGTCCTTTGGTTTGCCTGCTACTGCTGATCTTATGTTTGCCCTTATTAAAACTGATGAGCTTGAGGAGTTGGGACAGATACTAGTCAAACAACTCAAGAACAGGTATAATGACATTACCTTGTATAAGAGGTTTGTCGTGGGTATTGACAGAGCAAAGATGAGGTTGTATGATTGTGAACAATCGGCACAAGAAGACTTGCTTGAAAGCAAACAAGAAGAGTATGAGTACGAAGACAAACCAAAAAAGTCCTTTGAGGGATTTAAATTCTGATATGGGACTTACTAATAGAACACTACAATCGCAACTTGTAGTACCTGACGCCTCTTACATCTATGAGGTTAGAGATGAGGATGGTAATAGGTTTCGCCACTGTGGTAGTATGAAGGATGTAGAAACAGTATTAAGTTCTTATCCAAACTATTCATTTCAAAGAGTGTACCTCCCAGAACCTCCTAAGACTGTGGATGTTCCGTATATCAGGGTAGCACCTGATTTGGAACTACCGATGCAGCAAATCCTACCTGAAAGTCAACAAGAACCACTTAATTTAGAACTATGACAATTGACCCCGCAAAATATATTGAATTCGTTGCTCAAACTACAAGTCGTCCAAGCACTTACTTTCAAGATTTAGCAACACGACTTGCTGAACTTGAAGGACTGGGTGCTGATGTTCCCAAGTTGACAACTGCTGCTCTTGGTATAACTGCTGAAGCAGGCGAGTTTGCTGAAATTGTAAAGAAGATGTTCCTCCAAGGTAAACCTTATGATGAAGCAAACATCATTCATATGAAGAAAGAACTTGGTGACATCATGTGGTATATGGCACAAGCATGTATGGCACTAGACACTGATTTTGATGAACTCATGGAAATGAATGTTGATAAATTGAGTGCTCGTTACCCATCGGGCACATTTGATGTCCACTATTCTGAAAACCGTAAGGAGGGAGACCTTTGATTAATATTGAATTGGACGTAAGAACTGCTGCAGCAGTTCGTGAATCTTTATTCCGAGACACAAAAGATTACACCTATGATCCAACTTGTTGCCCACAACGAGTTGTTGATATTCGCAATGTAATTGTGAACCTAGATACACAGATTGAAGAAGAATTACAAAAAGCAGTAAAAGCAATTAAGGAAAGCGATGAAACTACTGACGCTTGAAGATTATGAAAAGGCAGGTGAATCATTCTGGCCAAAGTATTGGTATGTTGCCAAAGAACTTGGTGAGAATGCGAAACCTGAAGACATCCTAAAGGTTATGGAAACTCTTGGTGGTGTTGCACTCAAGGTGGCGCTGGAAGAAAAACTGACTGGACCTTTTGGATTTAATAAAAAGAAAGAGGAAGATGATTCAAACATCGACTGATACAGTAATAGTGCCAGAGGGTGCGGAACTTATTGACGAGTGCTTCTATGTTTGGGAAACCAGGTATGGATTGTATTCTACGATGACAAATCAAGGTCGTCAGATGATGACTGGCGCTACTAAAGATGGTGTTACTATTATGACACGCTGGCATCTTAAATGTGAACAAGAAGGCACACTTGAGAAATATACCAGAGTTGTTGGTAGTGCTACTGTAGACGGTAAACTGTGAATACAATTATCAGTTACGGATTAGCATTATGGACTACATTAATAGTTCCTTGTGTAACTCATCCTCCTAACTGGAAGTATTGTTTTAATGACTGGGATGTTTGGTTATATCCTGAGATACAAAAAGGGATTGAAATTTATTTTGATCCCTCTTCTTTGTATTCTGAGGAACGAAAGCATCTAAACGGTATAAATATAAAAAAGTAATGTGTAAAGAAGATGTCTTCAGCAATGCAAAACTTTATGGGAGCGTATGCCGCTGTCCATAACTCTGAGGCAAAAGAGGAGTATTACTCAGTTAGAGACGCAGTAAGTGAGATGAACACTGGAGTCCTTACTGATAATGACCTTCGTGAAATTGCTGAAGAAGTATGTGAGACTTTGTTCAGTAAAGAAATGAAGTTGGAAGAAGTTGAAAATATTTTCACTGAAGTTCTTGAGGAAGGTCAAAACGTAGGTAGAAATAGAAAAACTTCTAGACTTCATGCGGCGTTTGTTGAAACCTTTGATCGTATTAAATCTAAAGCAAATAGACTTGAGTCGTTTGCCAAGTATAGAGAATCAAAAAAACTACAGGAAACTTGGTCTTCCAGATTTAATCAGGACAAAAGAATTCAAAGACATCACACTGCTCTGGTAGCACAAGAATGTGCTAATGTAAAGTCAGGTCTTCTTGAACTTTATAAGGGTAAGCACGGTCAGACTGAGAAGCAGTATCAGGACAGCAGATCTGATGCAGGCAAGATGGTCTCTGGCGACTCTAAGATGAGTGGATCCAAGTATGCTCAGGGTAGGAGGACTGGTAGTGATGCTGGTGCTCAACCTGCTGGTGGGTCTAAGAAACCTGAAAGTCAGGGTAAGATGGACAGCGGTAGTCGCATTGATCTTACATTTCGTAAGGCAGCACTTAAAAAGAAGTCCATGAAGGAATCATGGGCAGATGCTTATACTGCCATCTATGAGAAGAAAGCAGACAAAGATTATGATGGTGATGGTAAGATTGAATCTGGAACCGATGAGTATATGGGTTCAAAAGATAAGGCCATCAAAAAAGCCATGGGTAAGAAAGGTATGAAGGAAGATACCTGTGCTCATAATTCTAAGGGTGAGGATTGCCCTAAGCATGGTAAGGAAACAGACTGCACCATGAAAGAAGGTGTTCGTGACATGAATCCTGAGAAAGGAACTGCTGAGCGTAAGGCACGTCTTGAAAAGAAGCGTGGCATGAAGATGGATGATCATCCTCAATACAAGAAAGAAAGTGTACAGTTTTCCGAAAGAGAACTGAAGAACTTTGAAGAGATTGTAAATTCTTGGAGTGACTGATGGCAATCTCAAGGAATACTCCCCGCGATGTATTCACTGGTATTGAGCAGTTTTTAAAAGACCCTTCTATCAAAACGAAGGATGAATCATCTAAGGTGCGTATGAAGTATGTCTTCTCCGCACCTGATAGAATGGCACTTGCCAGTCAGATTCATGAGAACTTTGATAAGATGAAACTTGATTACAGCACGAAGAAGATGCCAGGATCTAGCTTCCCTTCTACGGTTGTGCCTTTTCAAAATCAAGGTAAAGTAAAAAGTGCTCTCATTCAATATAAACCACTGGGTGGAAAGAAAGCAGATGCCAAGACAACATTGATGCAGGAGAAAGCATCAACGTATGTCTTTGAGCGTGTATTGAAAGACAATAAGACTTGGCCATCTGTTGAGAAGATGATGGATGATGAGGTCACGATGAGAGGCATCAAGGATGTATATCCATCTGTTGATTTTGAATGGATGGAAGTCTTCCACAAACAGCATGTGAAGATGTTTTCTTTGTATAGTTCCGTACAGTTTGATGTGTTTGATCACAGCGGAACTGGTTCCTTCATGGACTACATCTCTCAATTGGTTAATCAAAAGTTTGGTATCACTAAGAAGGATAACTGGGATCCTGCTGACATGTGGATCATCAAGGGTAGTGTCGCTTCAGTGACGAAGGTCATTGAGGATAATATTGCCGGATCAAAAGCAACTCAAACTATTGAAGAGTTGAATACGATCATGAGAGAGATGTATAAGAAAAATATTATTGTTGGTGTTTCTCTTAAAAAGGTATCAGGAAGTCAGGCAAAGTGGGAAGAATTTAATATTAAGGAACTTACTTTAGAAGAAAGAGACGATTATAACTTCCCTAATGTGGAAACTAAGATTAGATTAGATGCTAATATGTCTCAGGATACCGTAGTTAAAT